CGGCGCAATAAGCGTTTTATTAATTTTGGATAGAACTTACCTGTGTAAGGTGTCCTATTGATACAACAGCAAATTTGTGCTAGGTATTCATTCATAAATTGTTTATTTATAATAAATAATTTTCCACTAAAGGAATTAAAGCCTTTACTTTTTCAAGATTAAACGGGAAGTTTCACCCGTACTTTAATATTATAGATTATAAGATAGCAGGAATTTCACCTGTTCAAGGTAATCCTGGTTTCGCTCCCAACTAAAGAGCTAACTAGATCAAAAATATAATTATTATTGGAAGTAATAATTACAAGAATTTAATCATAGATTAATATCGTAATATTAATCTAGAGGATTAAAACTTACTGTTAAAGGATATCTATAATACTTTTGATTTAGTATTATTTCGATCTTTGAAACGTGTAAGTGTATTTCGTAGTTTATCACACTTTTTAAGTAAAGTAGATGAACCTAACGTTACTACATCTTTAATTGTTCGAAACATAGTTAAGTCTGAATTCAAAGATTTAACATCTTCCAATTCTTCAACCTTTGTCCAAACGCTATCAATTAAATGATCAGCGTTCAATATTTGATTAGTGTGATCATTAGCTCGAAAGTTAATAGATCGGTTCTTTTCATCTATTGTTAAGAACATAGGTCCAACACAATGAGCAATCATTGACACAAAGTTCTCATATGATTCAGTATAAGACGGCAATGCCGGATTTCTACCTAATCCAGAGGAGGCTTTTGTAGCCAAATCAGGTCCATATAGTTGTCCTAATTGTGTTTTTACTTCATTAGCTGATTTAGGTAACGCAGTAAAATCTTTAGAGGTACTAATACCCGATAATTCAAATTTCAGAATATCGACAGAAGATTTACTCCAAATGGTTCTATTAGGTTTATTAAACTTAATAGAAGAAATCCATTCAGAAACTTTATCTAATTTTGAAAATCTCATACCCGGGTATGAAAGCAACATTAAAGCTTTTCTCATCCCTTTTCCCATACGCGAAAATTTACCATTTATTTTTGATAAGGCTTTGTAACCATGTCCTAAAAACGACAAGATTTCCGAGATCCGAGGATCACGGAAAGTACTTATACGGTTTATAAGTTGGATCAACCCTCTTATATCAAAATAAGCTACAGACATTTCTTTGAAAGAAATTCCAGTTACATCGTTACCTTTGTAAAAGAATCTTTTCGCAAATTCGAAAGAACCATTTCGAGATAAAACGGATTTTGATAAATTAATATCCACATCCCATTCCTTAGCTAATTTCAAGTATTCTTTAGCAACTTGCTCATGAGCAATTACTAAATCATCTCCTAAAACTAAATAAAGATGAAATGTTCCTTTAGGTAGGCCAGCTCTATTAGCTGCTATTTGTACCATAACATGGTGTGTCAATGCTAACATTGCCCAAGAAGACAATGCTCCCATTGGCTGACCTGTTTTGTACTTAACAGCAGTCACGAAGTCTACATATCTTTTATCACTAGTTAATTTCTTTTCAATTTTAACATGAGATGGTATAGCATTTAAATCTATACCCAATCTTCTTGCTGAATTCGAATGAGAATCAAAACTAGGATGATTGATTGTATACCAACGATCAACTAATAAAGCTTTCCAAGCTTCACCTAATCCATCAATGTTAGTAACATATGAAAGAATACAAGCTTGTACATCAACGGGTAATCTGTCGGTAGCTGCACTCAAATCAAATGAATACACCTTTTTAATATCAGCTTTTAATATTTTACTATTAAAATCATTAACTGCTTTTGTTTGATCAAAAGTAGCATCTGAAGGCAAAGCCCGAAGAGTTTTAAAAAGAGCTCCATGAAGAGGTGCAAGTAACCACTGTGTAAAACAGTCTACCATTGCGAAAACTCTAATTTTACCAGCTGGTTCAATTTTAAAAGATAATTTACCTAAATTAGGTATATGTCTATTATAATTGATCCTACAACTTTTAAAATGTAGAAGTTTAGGCAATCTTTCTGTAATTCCATATTTATGTGATAATGTAAAATTATCAACATCAATAAGTTTTTGCATTAAGAACAGGATTGGTCCACGTAAATTTGCCAATTGTGCATAATTTACATATCTTCTAATCATATCATGACTATTGGAATAAGCTAATAAAGCTACCACAATAGCAGGTAAACTTGTTGAGTATGAAGATTCTTGTAATACTTTATGTTCCTGTACTATTCTTTTTGTACTAGTTGGAGAACTAGAAGCAATCCAAAATGTTGGGATAAAACCTGATTCTAAAATCATGTTTTTCTTAATAAAATTTAGATTATTACATGCTCTCTTAACTTCGTACTGATCGAATGTAAAGTTAGAAGGTTTAATTATCGTATTAATAGATAATTTACCAGTATACTCTAACACTCGGTACACAGACATTAAAGTTAACCAAAGTCTTATATGATATAAACTACCAGTACGAATTAATTTACGATGTACACTCGGAATAAACCGAGGTAAACCAAATTTCGTTCTACTAACAGCTATACCTAAAGCTCTAGTATCTTTATGTTTTTCGCCTGAAAGGGCCTGCATCATAAGACTAACACTAGCTTTTAAGTATTTAACAGTAAAGGGAATTCCATTCTTTTTACTCAAATTGTATAAATAACGAACAAAATACACGATAACTTTTACTAAAGATGTTTCGATAGAGCCTTTCACTAATAAACCAATTCGTAAGAAATGATTAATTAGTGGTCGCCCCGCTTTTACACGAAGCATGCCAGTATAAGACGGCACCAAACTTTTTAACACTTTTCTTGAATAGTTGTTATAAGAATTTAAAATTTTTATCATTTGAATTTTTATATAATCTAAAAAAGGAAAATAAAGAAAGGATTAGTTTATACCTTCAGTTTCCACTAAGATATTTATCAGAGCGGGCTGCAGGCAGGTTACACAACCGAAGTATAATTACTTTGGGATAATTACTTGTTTGTCTGAGGAGTATATAGTACCCTTTACTAGTACGATCCGTAAATCGTCGTTCAAACTATACAGTGTCCATTAAACACCAACTAACAACCCTATACATTTGTTACCAAACATATGTGTAATGAGGCGCGTCGGATGACTTCATCAATAAGCTTGACTAATGTCACGATATCACTTTGATATCAGATAAGAACCTTGAAAAAGTTC